CCTCTACGCTGGTCTCTACGCCGTCCAGGCGAATAGCCAGGGCAGTAACCATCTCGCCCAGCGAGGCGTAATCGCCGATGTACTCCCAGAACGCAGCATCGGTGACCGGGGTGCCGGCCGGTACATCTTGCTTGGCCCGGTACAGCTTGCCGTCGAGCTTGACCAGAGAGCCAGCCAAGTAGGCCTGGCCTGCATCCCAATCCGGCGCGCCAACTACATCGGCCAGCTGGGCTTGTAGCGAGTCAATCTGGTTCTGCAGGGCGATATCGCCGGCGGTCAGGCGCTCGTTAACCGAGCCCGGACCCTCGCCGCTGATTTTCTCGATCTCGCTGAGCAGGCTCTGGCCGAGGTGGGTCTCGGTAATCTTGCCGGTGATGTAGTCGAGAATGGCATCGGCGTCCGCGCTGGACTGGCCGTAGATCCAGTCGGACCAAGGGCCGATGTTGCCGGTACGATCCACCAGGCGGGCCCGGAACCAGCGCACCACCCCCGCGGCCATGCCTGAGTGCAGATAAGTGGAAGTCGGGTAGGCGAACTGACCAAGAGACACTGGGTTTTGTCCGGTGCTCTCGGATGACATCTCAAGCTGCGTGTAAGCCGTATCCTCAGCGCCAGCAGGGATACCCCACTCCAAGCGGATACCGAAAATTTCAGATGCTGCGCGCAGGAAAGACACCGCCGGCGGCGGGGTAGTCTTGCCAGCGACATCTGTCAGTACCGAGGTGGTCGGAATTGAGGCCACGTCCATGGCACTCACCGCACGCACGCGCGCCAGGTATTGGCCAGCGTACACCCCGGTCACATCGATCATCAGCTCACCAGTGCGCGGCACCTTCACCCAGTCCCGCGCGCCCCAGCGCCATTCGACATCGTAGGCCACGGCCCCGGGCGCAGCATCCCAGGCGATCGTCATCGTAGTGACCGCCAGGCCCTGACTGATTGCCTCATGGCTGGAGATCAATACCCGCGCAGGCGCGTCCTGCACACCAGGCGGCAGCACGCTGATCGGGCGGTCATCGATCATGGCACCATAATCGATGACGTCGAACTTGCTCGGCTCGTGCTGGATGAGGTCAAGCTGGAACCTGGTCCACTCCGGGCGCGTCACGTTGCGCACGTAGAACTGCATGAGCTTCAGGTCGTCGTAGTCCAGCGCCCACCCGCACTCAGGCGCCGGTACTTCGCTGTAATCGGCCATGACAGTGATCGTCCGCCCAGCCACCGAGCGCACCTGGCGGCTCTCGGTTTTGCCGCTGGGCAGGTTGACGAGCAGGCGAGCACCAGTGGGGACCTCTATATCGCGATCGATGGTCACGGTACGCCCAGCAGCGGCAGCAATCCGGCCGCCGTTTGCCCGACCAGCCAGCATAGGATCGGATAGCGCAATCACCTTCCCAGGCTTAGGGATGTAGCCATCGAGGCCGACATTGATCGTCGCGCCTCGCAGCTGCAGTTGCTCACTAAGTAGCGCCCACTGACCAGCGCGTTGAGCCTGCCCACGCGAAGTGCAGCCGACCGCTTCGACGGACATGTCACGCACGCCGTATTCGGCCATGGCTTCCTCATCGAAGACCGGCTCCTTGTCGGTTTCGAAGCCCTGAGCGGGATCGTCAAACGAGACCATGGCCAGGCTGTGACGGTCCCGCCACTTGCTGCCGGTGTACTTGATCGCGCCATCGCCAAGGATCTGCGACATGGTGTAGGTGTAGACAGGGTCCTGCGGCATGTCGGCATTTACTGAGATCTGGTTGCCATCCCAGTACGCCAGGCCGTGGAAAATAGCGGCCAAGTCCTGCAGCACAGCCCAGGCTTCGGCCTGCTTTTGCAGGTACAGGTTGCAGGTGAAGCGCGGCTCCTGCCCGCCTTTCCCGTCCGGCACCAGCTGGTCGCAGCGCTGTGCAATTCGGTACAGCGACCAGCGATTGATCATTGTCGCGTCGATTCGATCGCCCAAGCCGTAGTAAGGGTGCAACACCAGGTCGTAGAAGACCCAGGCCGGATTGTTGGTGTAAGCCTCCTTGAATGATCCGTCCCAGACGCCGTTGGTGGTGCCTGCTCCGGACGTGGCGTAGGTACGGGTCTCCGGGTCGTAGTTCATCGGCACGCGAACGATACGACCGCGCATCAGCACCGCGATCTTGGCAATGTCGCCGCCGAACTGCTGAGCGTCATACTCGATGCAGCTGACAGCGGTCAGCGGATACTCCTGGTCGCTATCCACGACCTCGGCGATAGCCTCCACGATCATGGCATCTTGCACCAGCGAGCTGTTTGCCTCGGGCGTCAGGCGGCGGGCGCGGATGGTCCACCGGCTACCCTCTGGCAGCTCGATACGGTGCGATCGCTCGTATTTGGTGACGTTCTTGCGATTAACGTTTGAAGCCAGCACCTGCTGGTATGGCCCGCCATCGGTGGCCACGTCGATCGCGTATTCGATGCGCACGCCGTTGATGTTGCCGCCGCTGTCCTGGGCTTGCAGCGTTGGCCAGGAGAATCGCACTCGAACGGCATCAATCATCGGGTTGTTGATCGAGTACACCCAGGGGATTGTGCTGCGCAGCTCCTGGGAAACTTGAATCTCGTTGCTCGACTCACTGACGCCGGTCATGCGCTCCTGATGGAGCTCGCCTGAGCGGAACTGCCACTTCACCCCTGGATAGTTGAGCGTGCCGTCCTCGGCCATGATCGGCGTGCCATCGAGCTTCACCGAGCGAAGATCGTTAACCGGGCCGACGATGGGGCCCCAGCTCCACAGATAAACCATGCGCGCCGTAGCGATCGAGGGCACGCTGTTGGAGGCAATGCTGGGCTGCTTTGGTTTCTTCGAGCCGCCCTTGCTGCCCGAAACCGATCGGCGCTTTGCAACGAGTGCGCGCCGTGGCGGGCTCTTCAGTGCTTCGCCCATTCAATTCTCCAGAAACGAAAAAGCCCGCCGAAGCGGGTCAGGTGGTGAGGACAATCACAGCTTGTCTTGGGTGTAGATTCCGCCCGACTCGACGGCCCCGCCGATCTCCCGCTCGCCGTAGAGCACCGGGTAAGGGTTGCCCTGGGCGATGGTGGTCATCGCAGAGCCAAAGCCGTAGCTCGGGTTGTTGCCATCCTCGTTGCGGTCCAGGCTGCCGGTCTTTGCCGTTGGCGAAAGCATCTGCACGACTCCGCTCAAGGCCAATGCGCCGCCGGCAGCCAACAAACCCATGCCGAGGGGCGTTGTCGTACCCCCTGAGAAAAGTCCGGCGACGACCAGGACCGCGCCAAGCACAACCTGGAACAGGCCGCCCTGCTTGCTGCCCTGAATAATCGGCGCAATACGGATCTCGTCAGTATCGCTGCCCCGCAGGTCCAGCTCTTCCGGCGCGAGATTTCGGCGACCAGAAAACACCGTGAACACCAGGCCCCGCTCTTCACCAGTAGCAAGAAACTTTTCGAAACCGGGAACCATGACGCAAAGCGCTTGGACTGCGTCCCTAGGGCTGTCGACTTCTAGCTGGTACTCGCGCCCAAAGTGCTTACGCAGTACCCCGTACAGCTTCACCGTGCGTTTCACGATTGGTAATCCTTGTGCCGCAGGATCAGGCGGCAACGGTTGGCCATGGACCAACCGTAGACCTCCCGAGTAGATGAGCGACCTGCCATATGGTGGTAGATGAACGGGCCAGCGCCGCCAAGAGCTGGAGCGTCTTCGCTGATCAGCGCCGGCTCATCACCCAGGTAAATAGCCGCATGATTCGGATGGAAACAGGGGCGTCCAGGCGATGGCACCATGAAGACCAACATGTCGCCGCGGCGCGGCTCGTCGACCTGGTAGAAACCGGCGCCCGTGAAATTGGCCTCATATAGGCTCGGGCCATCGGCCTCCTCCCACCACAAGTCCTTGCGTTCGAAGTTAGGCAGCTGAAGGCCAGCCTCGCGGGCATACCAGTCGCGGCACGCACCCCAGCAGTCGAGCAGGCCGTGGGAGAACTCACGGCCTAGCAGCGGCGCGCGATAACCGGAAGGTTTGAACCACTCCATGTCGCCACCCGGCCAGGCAACAATCCCCCAAGGCACCTCGTGCAGCTCACAGCTGACGCGATCAGCCATGCTTGCGCGGGGAGTGCCATCTGGGTGGCTGTGAATGATCGCCAGCAGTTCCCCGCGCTCTTCCGCGTTGGCCAGATCTTCGTGGTCCAGCGTGAATTGGTCGCGCGGCGTTCTCGCCAGATTGCGGCACGGCACATACTCACGGCCGTCGACAGTCTTGATAAGCACGCCGCACGCTTCTGCCGGGTGCTCGCGCTCCGCATGCTCGCGGATAGCGGCCTGCAATTGTTGATTGATGCGCATGGGTTACCTCGAACTTGCTATCAGACTCGCGCCCATGGAACCACCGAAGCGACGGGTGTTGCCCCGCAGCTTGCAGCTGTTCCAACGCCCGGCGCATCGATCGAGAGCCGGGTTGTCAGTCGGCTCGTTCTGCTTGGTGAACATCGCAGCCCCGACGTAGGCGCAAGCCTCTCCCCGGTATCCGCCCCGCGTGGCCCAACGGCACAGCTTGGTGATCTGCTGGCTGGGCAATTGCACGCCGCCAAGATCGAGCGGACTCGATAGCTGAAACGTCACCTGCTCGCGGTCTTCATCGGTTTTCTGCTCGATGTACCACAGGTTCTCGCGCGCCTGGTTGGCGGCAGTAGGGTTGCCGCCGGGGAAGTTGGCGGCATCCAGGAAGTGCCGGAAGGTCTCGATCACCTTGACCTTGGCACCCGCCAAATCCTTGAGCGCCAGGCACAGGGCTGTCACTGCCCCGCGCACCCCGTCGATCTCGTTGGCCAACTGCAGGGTTGGTGTCGCTGGTCGTCCATCACCACGGATATCGAAGCCTTTAGCTTCGAGCTGCTGGGGCGAGTAGAGCTGGCCTTGCCAGATGATGTCGCCGTCGTGCGCATGCCCGTGGAAGCGCATTACATTACCGCCCAGGCGCGTAGCATCCACCTCGTAAAGCCGGATCTGGTTACCCGGTTCGAGCTTCTGGATATCGGTTTCGAAAGTCATGGGGCCTCAGAAAGAAGAAACCCCGCACGGGCGGGGTTAGTAGGGAGTGAATACCTGCCTCATCGTGAAGCTGATCTTGAACATCCCCGCGCCTTGCGGGTCGAGCTTATAGCCGTTGACCTTGTACCGACCCTGCGTGCCGCCGGGTGGCGTCCATAGAAACGACCGCCACCCCTCATGGCGGTCGAGAAAGTCGCGCATCAGCCGCAACTCCTGACCGACATCCAGGCTGCCTACAGCCTGGTGCGACCACTCCTGAGACTTGGTGTTGATGCCTGTGCCGCCCGACTGGGCGTAGCCGTCACCGAAATCGTTCTCCCAGACTCGCTGCTTGATATCGCCAGTCGCACCAAGCCGAGTGCAGAAGCCAAACGTCTCTGCCATCACCGCCTCCACATTGAGCCGCCCTGCGTGAACTCTTCGTTCACAACCTGGCGGATGGTTTGTCGCAGTCCTTCGCCCATCATGTCGCCCTGCCGGCGCGCGGTTTCATCGCTCATGCCAGGCTGGGCCTGCACAGTGACAGGCGCATTGATGGTGATTCCCCCGGCGCGCCCAGTGCCGGCGCCAGCGTCATTCGCATTACGCAGGTATTGAGTCAGATCGCGGTTCTGATTTGGGTTCAACACCCGCTCGCCGCCATCGAGCAACCAAGTACCTTCCCGCGGGATAGTGTCGATACCATCGTGAGCCATACCCATGAGCGCGGTGGACGCGACCCCAGCAACCATTGGAGCAGTAGCAGCTGCTGCTGCAGCGGCGGCTCCCGGGGCCATCGCTGGGCCGACAATGGGAATAGCCGCGGTAGACGCGAACGCTGCCAGACTGGCTTGAAACGCCGTTGCCTGGGCGTTGGCGACCATCCCGATTCCTGCCATGGACTGAGTGCTTTTCCCCACTACCAACTGGACCGCTTGGTAAATGAGCCACTGTGCCGCCATGTCGGTCAGAGCTTGCACTCCGGCCTTGGCAAATCCAGTGAGCATGTCCATCAGCGCGTCACCCGCGTCCTTCGAGTCGGTGGCCACGTCGGAAAGGAACGAACTGAGCTCACCTCTGGCGCTACCGAGAATCGAGGTCGTAGCGTCGGCTGCCATGCCCGAATAGTCGGTTGCAGCGTCCGCGAAGTTCTCCCAGGCGCTGGTGACGCCGTCTATCCAGTTGTTTTGCGCCTCGTCCAGCCGGCTGTAGTAGTCGTTCTGCAACTCCAAGCGCTCGGCGAGAGCATCGCTCAGCACCTGAGTTTCCTGGTCGTACAGCTCCTGGCTGATATCGCCGCTGTTGCGTTGCAGCACCAGCTCGCGCTGCTGACGGTTGAAGTCCTCCTCGATGGCTAGGCGTTCTTTCAAGCGCTCCTTGTACTTATCGCCCCGGCCGGCACCAGCAAGCTCCTGATCGAACCCACTTTTGGCAGTCTGGTAGTCCTCGCTGACGTTGGAGCGAAAGGCCGCGAGCTTCTTAGCGTCTTCCTCGGCGCTTTTCACCTTCTTCAACGCATCAAGCTCAGCAGCCAGCCCCTCCAGGCGTTTCCGCTGTTTGTCGTTGATCCCGTCAAGCTTTCCGCTGGAGACTTCGAAGGCAAGCTTCTCGACCTCTGTCGCATCCTTGCGCTTGTCCGTGGTCGTGTTGATCAGCTCAATCTGACGCCGGTAGTTCTCTTCGGTCGTCTCGAAAATTTGATTGAGTTTTTTGCTTGCCGCCTCGGCAGCCTTGGCAGCCGCTTTCTGTGCGTCTGTCTGACCAAGGATTCCCGCGCTCCCGCTGCCGGCGGGCACGATCTTCGGCAGGTCGGATGCCGCCTTTCGTGCCTCCTTGACGTACTCGCGAATAACGTCGCCAGACCACGGCTTTTTGAACTCATCAGCCAGGTCTGCGGCGATCATGCTTGCCGTGCGCGAGTGGTCAATTGCGTCAGCTGTAAGCTTCGCCGCGTTTTCCTTGAAATCTTTCGACATATCGCCAAACGTGACGCTGCCAAGCAAGGTATTGGCTGTTGCACCAATGCTTTGCAGATATGCCATCGTCGTGGCAAACCCACTGGCGATAGTCCCGGCGACGATAGTGAAAGCTCGGCTTGTACCATCGGCAAGGCTCGCAGTGATTGCCGTGACCTCAATTAAGTCCTCGGCAAACTCATGCACCACATTCCTCAGGCCGCCAGCCTCTCTGGAGGTGTCAGCCAAGTCTTTGGCCAGTTGCGCCAACACAGGCATGAACTCAGCTGCCAGAGCTGTCTTTGCCGAGTTGGCGTACTGGCCAATAACAGTCAGCTCGGTGCTGAACCGTTGAGCAGCGCCGATCGTCTGCTCGTCCATGATCATGCCGGCAGACTGAGCAGCATCACCAAGTTCCTTGAATTTCTTCCCCCCATCGGCCAAGAGCGGAACCAAAGCCGTAGCCTCGTCAGCAATCGCCTCCATGAAGAAGGTCATCTGCGCCTGGCTGACGTTCGCTTTCTGGAGACTGCTGACGTAAAGCTGTAGGGCATCCGCGCTGTTCAGCTTGCGGAACTGCTCTGCAGTGACGCCCACTTTCGGTGCGACCGTATCGAAGAAGTTCTTGAGTTCGCCGCCGCCAGTGGCAAGGAAATCTCCGACTTTGTCGTTGGTGTCCTTGAAGATGTCCGAAAGTTTGTCCTGCTGTACACCAACTGAAGCTGCGGCAGCGGCGTAGCGCTGGAACTCAGTTGTGCTCAGGCCAGCAAGTGCTGATAGGTTGGAGAGTTCTTTGGCCGCTGTAGCAGAACTGGTTACTAGACCGGCCACAACAGCAGGGATCGCAGCGAAAGTAGCGCCTACGGCAGTGCCTAGCCGCTCGGCGTGCTTACGTATCTCCGTCATTTGCTTCTGTGTTTCGCGCCCGGCCTTGTCCATCGGACCGGTAAAACCGCCAATCCTCGCGATCAAGTCGAGAGTCAATGTGCCAAGAGAACGGCTCGCCATGCTTTCCTCCAGGCGAAAAAAAGCCCGCATCAGCGGGCTAATTGCTTGTTCGGCTACCTTCCCTTGAGAACTCTCCGCTTTTCTTCGTCGAATTCTTCTTGGGTTAGATGGCCGCGCTCCTTCAGGTCAGCCAACTGCTCGAGTCGCCGATAGCTATCGTTCTCCGCCGCTGGCCGAGCCGCAGGGGTGGAGGGCTCATCCACACGGTTTCGTCGAATTGCAGACGCTGACCATATGAGAGCAACGAACCACCCAATAACCGTCCATCCGAGCAGCAGGTTGAGCAAAAAGATCGAAACACGATTCGGGTGCTGCCTGATCCACGCAACGATCGTTGGAGGAAAGTAGAACAGCGCCGCTGTTACCGCCGTGCCGATGCCCATGTAGGTGTTCACATCAGCTGCCATGGTTAGTCGCCCTCCCTGCAAATCCGGGCAATCTAACATCCGACAGCCCAAGGCCAAAGGGTCAAGTGTCAGACCCACTGCTCCATGGCCTGCTCCAGACTGGTTACTCGACGATCTTCGTGCGGCGCAAAATCAGCAGGCACGAACGGCTCCGGCCGCCGCGTCCTGTCGCGGCCCTGGTTGGCAATGATCGAGGCCAGAAGGGCCGCAGATCGCTCAACTCTCATACCGATGTGGAGCGACCCCCGGCGGTTCCTGAACTTCACCCAGGAATGAAACTCACGCAGGCTCAGGGCTTCTTGAGCTTGCGCGATCGTGGAGCCGCCGACGCCGGCAAGGACGAGTTCGTGCCAGAGTTCGTCGAGCTCGGTGAGCTCGGCATCTTTCCCAAGTTGTTCACCTCATGAATGGCCGTGAGCAGTGCAACGGTCAGGTTGCCGTCCAGGGCGCCCATCCGCTTAATGCTGTCCTTGTCCTTGGCCAGCTCATCTGGATCGAGCGGGCCATGGGTGATATCAAGCGCGGTGAACACCGGGTTGCCTTCCTCGTCGCAGATGGCAGCAGCGATGCGGCCTGCGATGCTGTCCTGCTTGCCGCCGGCGGCGAGCACATCGCTGACCGCAGTCTGGTAACCCAGCGGACGAACGAACACGGTAGCAGTGATCATATCTGTACCCTGCCGCCAGGTGATTTCCTTCTCAACTGGCCGGCCGGTGAAAGAGCCCGCTTGCCGCAGGCTGTCGATGTTGAGCTTCATTGGCTACCTCAGGCGGTCTTCTTGATCCAGGCGGAGCCGCCCGAGCGTTGAATGGATACCGCAGTGCTGACCACGGCGTTGGCTGCGAAGTCGAACGGGAAGTCTGCAACGTAGCCTTCGTAGACGAACCAAGTGCGGCTTTCGGGCAGTTCGAAGTCATCCCCTTCGGTGTTGAGGGTCGGCGCCGCGGTGCCATCCGACCAACCTACTGCCCATTTGACCGTGGTGTCACCATCGGCCTCAGACATCTGATGGAGGCGAATGTGGCTGGCGTTGTTGGGATCGGCGTTGATGGTCAAAGACGCTTGGCCAGGGGTTCGCAATCCAGGCTTGTAGGTGCGCTCCTTCGAGCTGAGGCACGTGTCCTCGATCTGCTCCTTTGGAGATCCGCCAGGGTTGAAGGCGGTGGCGCACTCCACCTCCATCACGCTAAGCGGGCCTGTGCCAGTGGCAGGTGGCACCAGGGCGTAGACCTGGGTGCCTTGGGTCAAAATCGACATGGTGGTCTCCTGTCGGGCAATAAAAAACCCGCACAAGGCGGGTCGTATGGCATGGATTGAGCTATCGCTGGACTATCCAGTCCACGTCGAAGCTTGTTCGGTAATTCTTGGTGGTCGGGTCGCGCGCCTCTGCGCCCCACCTGGTGACGTACGCGCGCAGCTCGATCGCATCGCGAATTGCGTCACGTACCTGGCGAACTGAGTCGGCGGTGGTGCCGTAAACATCGACCTGCAGGGTGAGGCCGTCGGCATCAGGGCGGCCGGCCAGGTAGTTTTCCGGGCTGCCGTTGACCAGTTGCCAGACCGCATAGGGCTTGGCCACTTTCTCCGGCGCCTCGCCGAATGAATAGAGCCGGAGCAGGCCAGGGCCAAGCATCGCCACGACAGCCGGATCGGCAGCGCAGACTTCGTAAATCGGTGCCTTCATGAGGATGCCGCCTTCTTCGCAGCGCGCCGGATAGCGCGGTCAATGGCCTTCTCGTACTCAGTGACGAAGGTGTTGGTCACCTCGGCAATGTTGTTGGCCAGGGCCGGGCGCATGAATGGCGCAGCAGCCATCTTCTCGGTACCGAACTCGATCAGGCGCCAGTGAGGCGTCGGCGAGTTCGGGCTGAGGTCGCCGCCATCCTTGAGCACGGCGCCGTGCAGAACGCCGATCCGGAAACCCAGGTCACCGGACTGCTTGAACAGCCGGCCATTCCAGCGCAGGGCGATGTTGTCCGCGATCGAGCGGCCAGTTTCCTTATCGTCGATGCGCTCGGCGGCTTCCTTGGCCTTCTGCACCACCACCTGGGCAGCCTTCCGCAACGCGGCCCGGCCACCCTTGCGACGAACGTCATAGCTGACCGCGTCCAGCTTCCCCAGCAGGCTATCCAGGCCGGTGATAGTGAACTCGACGCCATCAGCCATCTTTCACACCCTTGGAGACCAAGATGGTCAAGTACTCCAGTCCGGACTTCGGGTCTTCAAGGGGAGGCCCTTCGAAGCTGAGGACCTCGCCTCGGTAGATGGCCCGCATCGTCGGCAGTACGCCGGCACGGTATCGGATCACAATGCGCGCAGTGGCCTCGGATTGAGACGCCTGAGCTGCCACCAGGTCGCGAGCCGATAGCGGCTCTACCCGAGCTGGGCATCTCGGCCAGCGAACCACCCACTGAGGTTCGCCATACTCGCCGGTGATGGGATCTCGCGTAGCGATCTCTTCCTCGATGTCGAGACGGTGCCTAAGCTTGCCGGCCTGCATCACACACCCATCCGGATGCGGTACGGCATCAGCAAGTGCTGGGACGCCAGCGGCAACTCAGTGGCAATGGTGCCGGTGACGACATCCTCGCGGTTGGCGAACAGGTGGCCAAGCTTGAGCAGGCAAGCCGCCTGGATGGCGGGGTTAAGCACCATGCCGTAGGCGATGGAATCCGCCAGGTCGTAGGCATCCGCCAGGGCCTTGCGTGCGTGCTCAAGCAAACGGCAGCGCATGGCGTGGTCCTGCTGCGCCTCAGCAGCAGCGACCGCGGCTGCGTTCGCCTCCCTGGCTTGCTCCATGGCGGTCGACACGCCGGCGCGGGCCTGATCGAGAGCAACCTGATCAGCGTAGAAGCGGCGGTTGAGGAACTGCATCGCCGCCTCCTCCGCCGCATCAAGTTGTGCCTGGACCAGCACCTGGTCATCAGGTTCGGCCAGCAGGTGATGCATGGCCAGGTCGATGGCAATGACGGACATGATCAGTCAGCCTTCTTCTTGGTGGTGGTGGCCTTGGTCTTGGTATCAGTGGTTACCGATGCCGAAGTGGTTGCGGCTGAAGGAGCATCGCCCAGGGTCAAGTCGACCAGAGCCTCATCACCGCCTTCATGCTTCTCCGCATACCCCTTCTGGATGAGTTCGCGGCCGTGCTGCTCATCGGTGATGAATGGGCTACCTTCAACCAGAGTTTTCCCGCCCAGGTAGAGCGGTTTCAAGGTCTTCATCTTCATGACAGCCTCCAGCGGGCCGCCGCGCGGGCGGCCCATACAGTTCATGGGGTAGTCGGGGCGGTGAAGTTGCCGTAGATGAAGGCCTCAGGGCGCTTCACGGCCAGCGCGACACGCTCCTCGCAACGGATCGAGATCATGTTCTTCTCGAAGTCGTCGGCGTTCTCGGTGGAGATCACCACGTTGGCGTCTTCACGGTCGAACAGCTGGGCGCCAGTCTGGAAGGCGCCGGTCAGGAACTTGCCTTGGAAGGCGGCGATCTCGGTGGCAACGACCGGCAGCCCCCACAGCAGCGGCCCGGTCAGGCCCAGCGGGTTGGCCAGGATGTAGCGGCCAAGGGTATCCTTGGTCAGCTCGATCTTCGCCCAGTCAATAAAGTGCAAGACGTGGCCCGAAGCAGGCAGACGTGCCAGCTGCGCCTGCAGCATTGCCAGACGCAGGTCATCGATACCGGACTGCTGGTCAACTTCGAACGCAGCCGCGAAAGCGGTGGCTTGCGGCACGATGCCGTGCAGGTGCACGCCAGTGCCGTCCCCGAACAAGATTTCCTGCTCTTCGGCGTACTTCAGGCCGTAGCGCATCTCGGTGTCGATAGTGGACTGCAGTTGCGCGAAGTCGTCCAGGATCTGCTTGGACGCCTTGAACATGTGAGCGATGGTGCTCACCGGGGTGATCTTGGTAGCGAACTGGATATCGCTGTACGGCTTCGCGGTGTTCTCAGCCACGACGCGCGCGGCGTTGGTGAAGCCGGTCTGCTGCACCCAGAAGATCGCGGGAGAGGTGGTTCGGCCCGGGGCAATCAGGTCGCGGATGAACAGGCGCTGCTTCGGCTCGGCATCGATGCCAGGCAGGCGCTGTGGCTCGACCACGCCCTCGGCAACGCCGGAGCTGATCAGGGCTGCCTGCACTGGAACGCTGACGCGGCGGTTACCCTCGACGCTGGCTGCGAACTGCTTCAGCGCTTCGCTCTTGATCACGACGCCACCAACGGTGTCGCGAGGGGTGGCAGCACTGTTGGCTGGGTTGCGCACCAGCTCCTGCTCCATTTCACCGAGGCGGGCCTTAAGCTGCTTTTCGGCCTCGGTGAGCGAGTTGAACTTGGTGGCCAGTTCGTCGACGGTTGCCTTGGTCTCGCTCGACAGAGAGCCTGCCTTCTTGGCTTCGGCAAGGGCATTCTCGGCCTGCTTGCTGAATTCGTCGGTCGCCTTCTTCAGTTCGGCGGATACGTTCTTCAGCAGATCTGCGGTGGATTCACTCATGGTTTTGCTCCGGTTTGGATAGCTGCTGCCGAGAACCGCGCGAGTGCGGCTTGTAAGTCGGCGATGGGGTTGGCCAGGTCGGCCGGTGTTTCGGCAGCGTTCTGCTTGCCGGAGCTGGTAGCGCCAGGCGTACCAGCTTTGAGGTCTTGAATCAGCGCACGCCGGTCGGTGCGCGACATGCCTTGCTTGGCGAGAATCACGTCCAGGCGGCGGGCCGCTACCTGATGAGGCGCTGAGGCCTGCGGGTCTTCCTGGATAGCGTCGGAGGCAAGCAAGCTGTCGGCGAAGCCAGCCTCGATTGCGGCGGTTCCGCCCATCCAGGTCTCCACGTCCATCAGCTTGCGCATCGCATCTGGCTTGTCTCCGGTGCGAACCGAGTAGATGTCGGCCAGCGTGCCGTCGATTTGCTCGAGGAAATCGGCAACTTCGCGGATCTCATTGCGATCGCCTGCGGCCATGGTCCAGCTGTTGTGGATCATCAGGAACCCCGCCCGGGCGACCTGAACTTCATCGGCGGCCATCGCGATGAAGGATGCGGCCGAGGCAGCCAAACCAAGCACCTGGACGGTCACTTTGCCCTTGTGCTCGCGCAGCAAGTTGTAGATGGCCAGGCCTTCGAAGACATCGCCTCCAGGGCTGTTGATTTTCACGGTCACATCGTTGTCGCCGATGGAGCGGAGTGCGGCGCTGATGCGCTTGGCTGTAACGCCTTCGCCAGTCCACCAGTCGAAGCCAATCGGGTCGTACATGGTGATGGTGTTGTCGTCAGTCGCTGCTGCCTTGATCGACGGGTTCCAGCGCTCCAGGGCCATCGGCATCAGATCGCAGTGGATCTGCGCGCGCGGGCGTGCCGCCGGAGCCTCCGGAATGGTCTTCAGTGTCATGAGTTACTCCAGGGTCAGGCTGCTTTGAGCAGTGGCAGTGAGATCAGGGCATGAGCCATCACTGGGCCGTCGGGGTTGCCAGATTCCAGCGCCTTGGACGCTAGGTCGAACGCATCACTGATCGCACCTTTGTCCCCGCTCTGGTTGGCGGCGGCGATGCGTAGCATGAAAGCGGTGGCCGCAGGCGACATGCCAGCCGACTGTTTGCCCAGCTGATCTAGCGGAACAAGCGCCGACTGCACCGTGAAGGTGTCGCCGCCGGGGATCGGCGCCAGGTTCTCAAGCCGCCGCACTTCGTTCCGACTCATCCAGCCATTCTGCAGGGCTGTGTTGTACCAGGCGCCGCGACCCGCGCTGTCCGCGCGTAGCAGCCCTTCTACCGCGAACTCAGCAAAGAATTCATCGGCGTCAGCCTCGCCGATCAGGCAGCGGGTGATTTCCTGCTCAATGTTGACGAGCAGTGGTCGCAGGCTGTTGGTCAGGAAGTGCAGGTTCTGCGCCTCCACCGAGCTGGCCCAGCTGGATTGTTTGTCCATATGCCCCACCATGAACGGCGGAACGCGGAACCAGCGGCAGATTTCTTCAACGTTGAACGAGCGGGATTCCAGCATCTGGGCCGCCTCAGGGTTCATCGTGATGCCCTGGTACTTCATGCCCGCCTCGGCCACCATGATCTTGCCGGCGTTCTTGGAACCCATGAAGGCGCCAAGGCTGGCCCTCAGCTGCTCACGCTGCTCTGGCTTCAGTAGCGTGTCGCTACTGAGGATGCCGGAGGCCTGCATGCCTTGGGCAAACACCTTCGCAGCGGCCTCCTCGGCAGACATGGCTGAGCCGAAGATGTCACGCCCCGTGGTCACGGGAAGCATGCCGCACACACCATCCAAGCCGAATCCACGGATGTGCATCAGGCTCTTTTCGGGGATGTCCCGGTCGGTACCGTTTTCAACGTAGGTGTATTTGAGCCTGCCGTTGTCCTGCCGCTTCACCTTCATGCACTGAGGCAGCAGCGGCACCAGTGCGACCAGACGATTACCGATGAACTTCTTCTCGACGAAGGCATTGCCGCGAAGGCAGATGCTCGCCACGACCAGCAGCATGAAGCGTTGCGGGGTCATTTCGCTGTTTGGCACTCGGCAGAGCAGCCGGAACAGCGGGTGATCCTTGGCGGTTTCCCGAGACCCGTCGGGCATCCGGCGATACAGCTTCAGCGGCAGGGTCGAAACCGACTCTGACAGCAGCCGCACACAGGCCCAGACAGTGGAGAGCTGCAATGCCTTGTCGACCGTAACATGCTGTCCGCTCGCCGACGTGCCAAACCATTCTTGCCAGAAGGCGCCGTCTTTCAAGCTGATGGGCACGCCCAGCCAATCCAGCACAGCAGACTTTATCCGCCCTGGTTTCTTTTCGCGTGCCATTACAGTCCCACCATGATCGGGTTTTCAAAGAAGCCGCTTGCGTCCGGTTCGCCAGCGTTCGCCAGCACTCGCCCGATGGCCATGATCAGCGCAACTGCGCCGTCTATCTTGTTGTCATCGCCCTGCTTGATCGGGCGCACCACGTCGTCGTTGCCTGGCAGGAACTTGCCGATCACGTTTCCGATACACCAGGTCATGATCGGGTTGCCGTCGTGATGGAACCGGCCCGCGGTGATAGCCGCTTCCAGCTCCTTCATGGCGTCCGACATGTTGGTGTAGTTCTGCGTGATGGTGATCGGGTTGAACCCCTCGTCGTCGAGGTCATGGCTTAAGCCTGTCGCGCCATGGGGGTCAATCGGCGACTCGCGGAGGGGCGCCTGGTGATTGGCTTCCTTGGTGTCTTCGAGGATCTCGCGGTAATCGATCTCGGCGCCGTCGGTGACATCCAGGTGCTTGGAGTTGACCCACGCCTGGAACCGCTCCGACATGCGCTTGTTGTCGGTATTGAATGCCGTGTCGTAGGGAACCCAGAACTTCGGCCCGACGCTGTAATAGTGGGTCCTGCCATCGATGACACGCCAGAACAGCCGTGCCCGCGAGTTCATGTCGAGCTTGCGAGCCAGGTCGAAGCCAGCGATCCACTCCTGCCCCTCGAACTGCTCCAAGGTTAGAGTGGTATCTTCGCAGGCCTTCCAGTCTTCCATGTTGAAGAAACCAGATTTGGCGCTCACCCAGAGGTTCAGGTGCTTCGTCTTGAACGTGTTTGTGAAACGAGCGGAACGGATCGCCCGCGCCTGCTGGCTTTCCAAGTACTCCTGAAACACCGAGATCCCATGGTTTGGGTTGGCCTTGGCCAGCATCTTCGGGTCTGTCCAGTCGTCACCTTCATCAAGCGTCCAGATGTAGCCAAACAGCTCGTCGTCAGGAACCGTGCCCTCGAGCATCTCGATCACCTGGCGGCGCTTGTCGTAGCATGGTCCTTCGATATCAGCCCCTGCAGTCGTGATGATGAACATCAAGGGCTGTCGGCGGGCGCCCATACCGGTGAGCATGGTGTCGTACTGCGCCGAGGTTCTGTGCTCGTGGTATTCGTCGACGATTGCACAGCTGGGCGACGCGCCGTCGCCAGGGTCGCCGATCAGTGGCTCAAAGCGGCTGAAGTCGGACGGGATGTTCATGTTCGAGGCGTTGACCTCGATACCAGCGGCCTGGATCAGCATGGGCGACTTGCTCACCATCAGTTTGGCCGGCCGGAAGACCTCCCAAGCCTGCTTCTCGGTGGTTGCACCTGAATAGACTTCGGCGCCAAATTCGCCGTCCGCAACGAACATACTGATGCCAACACCGGCGGCGATCACCGACTTGCCGTTCTTACGGGGCACTTCCCAGTAGCTTTCGCGGAACCGGCGGTGTCCGCCCTTCTTCCTGACCCAGCCGAAGGTGACCGCCATGCCAAATAGTTGCCAGGGTTCCAGGCTGATCAGCTGCCGCTTGAAAGCCCATTCACCCTTAGTGTGCGGCAGGAGCTGGATCAGCTTCAGCTTCTTTTCGGCCTTGGCTGGGTCGAACTTGAAGCGGAACCCCCGCTTGCGGCTTGCGGCCAGATCATCAAAGTGACGCTGGATGGCAAGGTGAATATATCGGCAGGCGGGGACTTTCCCTCGCAACACGGACCTTCCCCACGCCATCGCCTTGTCGACGTTGGGGTGCAGGGCCTTGGTCATCTAGGAACTCAGTAGTTGGGCAAATTCGTTGGTGGCTTTGTCTTTATTGCCGCCGATCAGCCGGGTGCGGCTTGACGGATCAAGGCCTAACAGTGATCCGAAGGTCACCATCTGGCGCATTGTTTCGTTGGCTGCGGTCAACGCTGGGTTTTTTACCGGCCCACCCGTTGCTCCTGCCACCACGATTCCGTGTTCCTTAATCGACTCCTGGGCCATTCGCCAGTTGTCGTATGCGGTGCAAAAGGCTTCGACGTTGTGTAGGTCGGTGAGCGCTACGACGTTCTCGCGCAGCAGCTCAGGCAGGATCATCTTCCACATCACCGCTGCCCGCTCGCTCAGCCATTCTGGCGGGTCGACATCGGTGATCTTGGAGAACTCCGGCTCAGCGTGATTCAGTGCTCTCTTGCCGGGGTTGCCGGCGAGCTTTTTCTTGGCCGTCGGCTTAGGTTTGCGACCACGGCCGGCGACCGTGGCGGTGCCTCCCATCGCGCAACTCCTGAATTTTTAATTTCGCGGGTGTAAAAAAACGACTGAGGGCGCGGTGTCCGAGCGAAAGGCCCTGAACTTTTGACCCTCCCCCTCCCCGGAAACGAGATTTCGTCTCATTTGCGCCGTTTTCGATCATTTTTTGATCGTTTTCGACTCCCGCTGCGTCTTCGCCTTGTGGCAGTCGCGGTTGATCGCCCGAAGGTTGTGGTCATCGTCGGTCCCGCCGTGGGCAAGGGCGACAATGTGGTCAACCTCGTGTGCTTCTCGGATGCGGCCAAGCTGGGCGCAGTCGTCACACCGGCACAGGTACTGATCTCGCTTCAGGATTCGCTCACGCTTGCGCCGCCATGGGCGACCACCACGGCCTGACCCCTTACGTGTCGCCCAGGCCTTGGCCTGCTCGGCAGCCAGCTCGGCATGGCCATCGCAGTAGCCATTGGCATTGCGGTGCAGAGCACGACAGCCCTGGGCCCGACATGGCCGCTGAGGTCTCAACGGCATGGCGCGCCACTCAGGTAGGTCTGCGGTGGCGCATCAGGATCGACACCGCCTTCATCCGCCAGGGCTTCGATCAGTGCCAGGTTCTGGCTTGCGATCGTCTCCATCAGGCCGGTCTGCTTCTGCTGCTGCTCCAGAATCTGCTGGAGCAAAGAGATTGCTTGCTCGTTCACGCGCGATCCTCATCCACTTGTTGATCCATTCGCGCCGAGCGGCGCACCCACTACACGACATCGCCTTCAACCACTAGGCCACGGCCGTCGACGGTGAAGACGACGGTCAGCCTTACCGGCTCGCCAGGCTCACTGAGCATTGAGGTACTGGCCTGACATGGCAGCAGTTCACCGCTTTCGGTGTGCAAGGCGAACGGCGAAGACGAATCAGGCTTACCCGGCACATAACGACAAGAGGCGTCGCCAAGGCAGGTCACGTCGACATCAGGCGCTACACGCTTCAATACCAGCTTCATCAGTCCACCCTAACGATCTTGGCCACGTTGCCCTTGGCCCGGCACACCAAGATGGCGGCCAGCAGGTAGAACGCAGTGTTGAACCAGGACGCATCGGCGAAATCGTCGTGCATCACCATGCGGCCAACGAGGCTGACGCACTGCATCCCCGTCACAGCGCAGGCCGCCCACGCCATCAGCGATATGCCCAGCTTGTAGCGGGCATCTGGATACGGCCGGTATCGCAGCCCGATCATTACGAAGATGACGGCGCATAGAGCGGCCTGGATAACGGCAACCATTCAACCCTCCTTCCTGGCTCGCAGGCGGAAGACCCATTGCAGCCAGGTAGGCATGCGCCCGGTCTGCATCCACTCCAGCAAGCCAGAGAATGTAACGACGCAGAGCACGCCGCATACGAATGCGCTGAAGCCAGCGGTCTGGGTCCAGGCCCGGCCCATCAGCTCGGCTGAACCGAAGTAGCCACCGATCCAGCCAGCCAGTAGATAGCCGACACGGCGCCAGGTGCTGATGTCCTTGGCGAACACCACGTAGAAGAAAGCCCCGCCGAACGCGCCGACCAGTGCGGCGAGATCCAGCTGAGGGAATGCAGCACCCAGGCCGACGCTGGCAAGTACGCCGGTCACTGCGAGGGCGCCGGTACTTGGCTCGGCCATAAGCACTGCTCCATAAAAAAGCCCCGGCATTTGCCAGGGCTCAGAAACGACAAAGCCCAGCTCAATGGCCGGGCTTTTGTAGTGCCACTCCTCAGCAACGCGCAGGAATGACAGGATGGGGAAATAATCGGCCATGCGGCCATTTGATGTCAAGCGGCATTTTCCATCGACAGGCCTTCGTGATCCAGAATGTCTGCCGCCGCCTCCAGGGCCTCTTCGGCCATCTGCTCCAGCACGTCTTCAATACCCTTTCTCCAGCGGCGACGAGTGCGCTCCGGGCGGGCCTCCGGGTCCCAGCGATTGATGTCGTAGAACTGAGCCGGCAGAACGATCATGTCGCTCGACCGCTTTCCATCTGCGCCCTTCATCTTGGGAATCGCCCAGGCCGTCACGGCGCTGGTGATGAATAGTTTCGGCGCATGGGAGGCAACCATCGGGATCAGTCGGCTAATCGACTGGACTTTTCGGCCCTTGTGCGTGCTGAACCTGGCCACCAGGACATCCCAGTGGCGCGCCTTCAGCTGGCTATGCAAACGCGCGAACACCCAACAGTCGGCATCCATACGGCTGATCTCGCCGCGCTCCACTGATCTGCTCAAGGTGGCCATGTCGTGGCCTTCTTCGCTGCCTGGCTCGTATAGCTTCTGCCAGGCCTGCTTGCTGGTGTTATCGATCGCTTCTGCAGCCAGGGCCGAGACGACCGCCGCGAGTACGCTGCTGTAAATCATGTCCTTCCCCCTCAATCCCCGGTGTAGTTGCTGCCCCCGGCGCCGAGCCGGTTGCCTTCCTGATACTGCGCGCCCGGGCCTGTGGCCCGAGAATTCTTCAACTGCTCGATCTGCCGGAGCGCTGCCCGAAGCCTCATGCTGAGCTGGGTCACCAGTTCATCCAGGGCCAGGGCCTCGCCTGTTGCGGCCACTACCCAGCCTGAGGCGTTGCAGTGGTCGCATGGCAGTTCGTGAAACAAACCCTTGGTTACCGCTCTCCCACGGCACAAAGGGCATACATCCAATTCAATTACGGCCTTCTTGAAAGCCGGGCCGTGGCTTTTCCTCATTCTGCTCGACGCCCCTTCTTGGCCTTCAACCAAGGCCGTGGAGGCTGCCGTTTCGAGCCAGCGATCTCCGAAGTGATGTCAAAGAACTCGTCGATGATCACCATCCCAGGGATGCCGACACCACGAATGCCGCCATCGAGGAACAGCAGCGGGGCGCGGGACTTGCCCAGATTTCTCATTTCGAATCCTCGCTAATAACTAATTTGCTAAGGCCTCCCGAAGCCTCGCCACCATTGGCCTGTGCCGAATTCTGCGGGATTTCAAATAAGGCCTCTTTAAGGCCATGGACGGCGCTGAAGCCGATCCGATCAAGCCACGCATGCCACTTCTCTAGAGCCAACTTGCGCTGCTCCATGGCCTGCGTGTGGATGTAGGTGCTGGCGATTTTGCCCAGCGAGTGGTTGAGCAGCATCTCGCCGATGTGGCCGTCGATACCGAGGTCGGTCCAGGTAGTGCGGGACACCTTGCGCAGGTCGTGACTGGTCCACTCGCCTTGCCCCAGTCGGGTGAACACCATGCTGGCCTGGGTCTCGCTCAATGGCTGCCCGCGACGATTCGGGAACAGGTAGGCGCCTTCGTAGCCCTTGGACTGCTGAATGGCGCGGTAGCGGATCAGCAGCGCCTGAAACTGGGCGGTCAGTGGCAGGCGGTGCTCGGTGCGGGTCTTGGTGTGGGCGGCCGGAATGAACCACTCGGCAGCAGCCAAGGTGACATCGCTCCAGCGCGCCATGCGGGTCTCTCCGATTCGAGTGCCATGGGCCAGCATCATCAAAGCCAACATGGCGTCGCTCGGGCTCGTCTCGAAGGCCTGAGCCAACTGCTGCATCAGCTCAGGTAAGTGCACGCCACGCAGGCGAGCAGCCTTTGCGGTGATTCGCGCCTTGGTGAAGTCACTGAAGCGCACCCCGGTCATGGGGTTGCCGTCGATCATCTCCAGCTTCAGGGCCTGACGAAAGGCGGTCAGCAGCATCCCGAACATTTGCCGGAGATAGGACAGCGACAGCTTGGCCTGGCCTGGCCAGATCAGATGCTTATCGATCAGTTCGGCGCTGACGTACTTGATTGGCAGATCGCCCAGGCATGGCCGCAGGTGCTTGCCCACTGCGGCGCGGGTGGCAGCCTTGCGCTTCGCCGATAGGGAGCGGTCGCGAGC